CCGCCTCTGAAAAACCATATAATATAAACATTATGGTATAGTCCCCCATGGGGACTGAATACCAATGAATGATAAATAATAAATTACAGTCCCACATGGGGTCCCCGTCCATACCGAGGATTGGGCATTTATAGTCTGCCCAGACTATGTGCGCCAGGTAGTACTGGCGATGGGGAGTGTACCACCGTTTAGATAAATTGGTGGCACGTTTTTGAACATGATGAGGTTGAAATCATGCCCAGCTGAGGTGAACAATTCCACAGCACAGGTGGATTCCGTCTCAGTGGTGATCCCTTGGGTTGTCTTGATTTGCAGTCGGACACCCTGCGAGCTGCCCCAGTAATCCTCGAGGAAATCACCATCACCAGTCAAGTTGCCAGGATTGGTGTAAGTGAATCGAGAAGTACTGTAGTAGGGCACATTGGCACCGATGCCAGCGCATGTACGCTGATTAGTGAGCACAGTACCCGATTGAGACCCCTGAGGTACATCCATGAGATAAGTGCGTGCAGCCGTGGAGGTCGATGAATCAGCAGGTACCACATCGATGCGCATGAAACGAGTGTTCACATCTCGCTGCTTGTACAGCCTAGTGAACGAGACCTCATGAGCCAGATCCCCCATAACGTTGGCAACCCAATTGACACTACCACGCACTCCCACGTAACAGGGTGTCATCCACGACATGGGCGAATAAGCCACGTAATTGAAACCGACTTCAGCCGCAGTCCTGTGTAAGGCAGAGGCCCATTCACCGGGAATACGCGGATACAGGGGCATATCGATGGTGTGAATATACAACATGCTCACAGGACTAGGACCATCATGCGTAGTCAACAAGGTGTAGCGTGAGGTGCGATGCATAAGTTGTCGCAAACTCAAGATCGTCTCGCCCATATAAACACCATAGGATAATCGTGTGATATCATCGGTGGAGTCAATCCACCGGACATCTTGAGCCTCTGGGGCCATGTCGCATGATTGCCTACACTCCATGGATGATGATTGGATCGTACCGAACGTTAGAGTGTTATCCAGATCGATGGGGTTGGCGAAAGCCAGGTTCGGTGCCCCACGCACGAAGACCGCGACGTCAACGGTATTGTCGGCGGCTGGACCAGAAAGCCGGTTCTGAATCTTGACAGTCAACATACCATTATCGTACGCCCTGTTCGCATCCACAACACCGCTAGTGGAAAACTGCTCACCCACAGTGCCCAAGCGAGCCACGTTCTGCCAGTGTCTCAATTGGGAATACGGTACCACGATTGTGAACTCCTTCGATTCACCAATATCGATCACCTCACAGCAATTCACAATCTGTGACGTGGCATCCGTGGCGTTAACAAACGGCTCGTACTCTACACGCAAACGTCCCATATGAAACTTGGTGGCCTGCACGATAAACCTGAACTCTATGTCACCAGTCCAGTTGGCAAACATCTGACCCACAAAAGCCATGGGGGTTGCCCATAACAGATCAGGTGGTCCAGTGCGAATGCGGAAAAGCATGGGGGTGACGCGCGTGTTAAACAGCAAGGTCGATGGCGCCTGCGAGTCCGACCACGTGAAAGTGGTGAGATAACACTCGCGTGTGACGATACTGGCAATCGACATTTCATCTGTACCATCCAAACCACACACTCTCGTATCGATCGTGAGCTCGTTCTTTGGATCAAGTGACAACCGATCAATGGGGTGGCCAATCTCGCTCGACGCAAAATTCGGGAACGGTTTGGGTGCGTATGGTTTATGATCATCAATGACTGGGACGTTAGTGAATCCGAACCACGATGCCACATTAGCAAGAGCGCCCGCCCCCATCTCCGTAGCTCGTGCAAAAGGACCAATGACGGGCACCGACGTGAGTGATCCAGCCGCCGCAGCCACAGCAGAGGCCACACCGGAAACGGGGGCCTCAGAGTACTCATCTTTGACACCAGCCATACTCATGATAGCAGCCCGCCGATTTTTAGCGCCGCTCTGCTTCTTCTTGAGACCAACCTTACGCGCTGAACTCTGGATGACGGCACTGATAGTGTTCATTGTCAACTCCACATCAGTGAGCCAAGCATAAATAGATAATGTAACATTTGAAGATACAGAAGGGTTGAAACTTCGCAACATGCCCGTGGACCCTATAGTCATGGTACCAAGATCTGCTACCACAGCAGGCAAGTTGGCACGGTCGGGACCACTTAGGGGTGCGAAGTTGTAAGGATAAATAAAAGGAATGGTCAGCTCCCCTCCCATATTGTCCTGTGGTGAAATGAGGATCTTCGGTCTTGTAGATAACAGAACCAGATGATCCTCATTGCCGAGGGTAACAGGGTATGAGCGTGTGGAACCAGGCAGCACATTAAAGGTTGCCATGGCCAAGCCAGCATAAAAGGGGGAAGAGCTAATAGAAACTTTAACATGCATGGTGGCGCGAATACCGCCAAAGTTCTTCAACTTGTTAGCAATTACAGGAGTCTTGAGTAAATCACCCCAGACATCCGTGAAAGATTGCAGATAGGTCCCGGCAGCCCAGTCGACTGTCTTTAGAAGCACAGGTCGACTGAGGAAAGTGGCGAGATCTGCTGTAGTGGAAGAACCATGATGACTAGTAGGATCACTATCACCTTCAATAGTAAGAGTGAAACCTTTATCTTGATCATGAAAGGAAATTTGTTCAATCTCCTGAGTAGTCGTTTGACTACTGGTAACGGATTTAGGCTCCGTGTTGCCTTCAATATTGTCAGTAAGCAGTCATACAACTGCACCCATAGCTCATAGAGGGTGCAGAGGGCAACATTATGTTGACACCTGGGTAGTGTCCCCTAAATAGGGGTTGGACGCGAGGGTCCTGCCCATACACACGCGGATCCTTTCCTCAACCATATATAAGTTGCAAAGATTAGGTTGGGATGTATCTACCCGCGTGGCCGTCTAATGGCTTTCGCCGGAAGCAGACGGGACTCCCGTGGAGCGGACAGCCCGCCACCGTGCTACGTACTCATCCCACGTAGGCAGGGAATCGGGATCTACATACTCATGCAACTCGAACTCGACCAGGAGATCCCGCAAGAACTGATCGTGCTCCTTGAAGACCTCACGCCCGTGGTAAAAGAATTCACCATGGGCAGATCGGATCTGGTTCGCCAACTGTTGCTCCTCAGTGTCGTTACCCATGGTTCGATACATGAGCATCTTGTGGATGGAGTTGATATCTAGCGGGCACGCGAAATCACCAAGGTCCTCCTCCCACACCCACTTACGTTTGAGGAAGGACACCTCATCAATAGTGATATAGGGCACACTCTCAGCCTCCTTATCAGCCATGGTGTACGTGATACCAACATCCGCCAGTGTCGCCGCAATGCTAGTATGGTTGAACCAAGGGACATCGTCGCTCACTCCCATCACGTTGTCATCACCATACGTGATTAGTGCCACATGCTTTCGGAAATCCTTGATGGTAAACCCATGCTCCTCGCCAAGGACCACGAAGCAGTAGCGCATATACAAAGAGTTCACGATCGAATTGATCTGAACCGTACCTGGATGTCCGGACGGATTGCTACCATGGTACATGACCAGATCTCCGTTAAAG